TTGAAGCTGGCTTGTTCGCCTTTACCGATGGTAAGGGTGGAGCCTTCTTGCATCGGAATTTCACAAGGGGAGTTGTCAGCCAGGTTACGTGCCAGTCGCTTAGCGCCTGTTTTAAGGGGCATGAGACCCAGTGGCTTGCCGTCCTTGGATACCAGACCTAGATACGAGAGGAAGGCCTGATTTTCGCCTGTTTTGACCTCTTTGACGATGATTTTTTCCAGCTCGAGGGTTGTGTCTTGGTAGTCAGCGATGTCCAGGATACCGCCGCCTTTGCCCCGTTCGATGGAGCTTGCGTAGTAGGACAACACTGCGCGCACATCGCTGTTCAAGTCCCGTAAGTGCTTGCGTTCCAGCTTGTCGGTGTTTTGGAAGAAACCGATAGGCATTTCCACCGTGTCGCCGTACTGATTCTCGCCTTCATAAGTGATGGTAATCTTGTTGTCGACGGCAACCAACATCAGCTTATCAGCCAGTTCGTCGCTGATGCGGTAGTAATAATCACCCACTTGGATTGCCAGTTCAGGTTCATCGCCGTCATCGAACTGTTTCTTACCGATGCGAGGGCCGAAAACCTTACTGACAGTACCGTTGTCGCATTTCAACAGGAAGGGTTTGACGTCAGCGTGCTCCGATTCCAGGGCACCGCAGTCTTCCAACAGGGAGGTAATCAGGCCGTGGACAACGCTGTAACCTTCGATAGCTGCCATCGGTACGGCGGCCCAAGTTTTGTCAGCGGGGACGGTAGCGGCTAAGACGTCGGACTCAAATTTGTTAAGCATGATAGTGAAGTAGTAGTGAACTGCTTAGTTATTGTTACGGCGGTTAAGGTGTATTTCCGGGAGACTTTCAAATTAATTTTGTAACCCGTTTCTTTCCTTGACCGTTACTAACAGATTACAGCCGCGATTATCAAGGTTGGTACCCTATTGTGACACTGTTTTCTTGATGGTAGTCGGAGAAGTAGCGGCATGCCTGCACAAACATTTGGATGTAGGACGCCTGCACATCGATATCAGGGTTGATGCCGTAGGTTAAATCGGAGGCGTCCTCTGCGGCGTGTTTACCCAGGATGACCTCCAACATGTAGGTAACCACTTCAACCTCTGAGATGCCCCGGTCATTGCACACCCATTTCAGGCGCAGTTGCACGTTACGCATGTCTTTGAGGGTGGCTGCACGGAGTGACTGCTCGGTCTCCCGGTGCAGTATGTCGAGTTCACGTTGCACGGGGTCCCCTGTAGCATAGTCTTCTACATGTGTAGCCATCTTGATACGCAACGTAAGGGCCTCGCGCATCAGGGCTGACACAACCTCTTGAGCAAGGGGGCTGTAAAGCATCGCGTAACGCATCAGGAAGGCCACTGCGTAGTCTAGAGGCATGATTTGATATCCAACCTCTCCGACACGCACTGTAGGGGCAGTATAGGATGCCTCAAACACTTTACGTGATTGTGATAGTGGAATGTTGCATGGTAGTGTCTTGCATGATAGTGTGTGCTCGCTGCGCTCGCGACACCTGGCTGATAGGGCCGTGTGTCAGGAGCGCTAGCGACTGTGTTAGGAGTTACAGCGGTTAACTGACTTCAGTGCCCGCAGTCCCAGTGGGATGCTACCCACGTATGAGAGTAGTGCATTTGCCCGGGGATTTTCCTTTAACACCTCGTACCAGAATACGAAGTAGGCTTGTTCCAGTGGTAGCAAGTGGTACAAGGCCCCGTCAGCCTCTAGGACGCTAGGAAAGTAGCCTTTACCGTGCATCCGCTTGTAGACGTCGGTCTGTAGGATAGCGTTCACTTCAGCAGGTCCCAGTCCGAGGAGGCCCCCAAAATTGGTGGTATCGAAGGACACTTTATTGTCATGGCTGATGAAGGCATCAATCGTGTAGTTGCGTGCTTTGAAGTTGGTGTGTTGCATGGTAATGTGCGGGCTAGCGCCCGCGATATATGGTCAATAGGGCAGTGTGTCAGGAGCGACAGCGACTAGCGACTAGCTGGCAGGTAGGAGACCGAGCTGAAATCGGACTCCAATTGGTGCCAGTTGCTATCGTATGTCGAGATGATTTCAGAGAAGCTAAGGGGCGATGCGCTGGTAATCATCGTGCTCCAGGCGGTAACCAGTTCACCGCTGTTACGATACACGGGCTTGATGTATGGGAGTAAGGCCCCTGATGTTTCCAGCCACTTGATAACCAGGCCGTCCGCGTCAGCAGCAGGCACCCGTTCAAAGGTAAGGGACCGCATAACAAAGGGCTTACCGTCGGTGTCCCGTAACAGGGGGTAGGAGGCCCCGCAGACGCATGCAATGGTAAGGGTCCCATCGCTGTATTTCACAACGTAATCACCTGACTCGGTGTGCAGCACATAGGTGGACAGGGTAGTGTATGGTAGCGTGCTAATGCGTTGGTTCATCATGTTGTCGTAATCAATTTGTACACGTACATCATAATATACCACGCCTGGAACGTCAACCCGGGCAAAAATAAAAAGTTTTTACAGCAACCATGACAGTTTTCATAAATCGCTAAATTGTCACAGCATGCGGTCCCACCTGAAACCATGCATCATGGCCGCAAAATGGCTGAAACCCCTATTATCTCGTTCATTTTTTGTCAAAAAATTTCCAAAAGTGTGAATAAGGTGCACGCTAGTATTTATTTATTACTAGATAATAAAAAAGAGGGTCCCACTGTACCTTGTGCACACTTTACAAAAATTTTTGACAAAAAATGAACGAGATAATAAGGGTTTCAGCGATTTACGGTATTTATGCCCGGCTGTAAGTGGTACCACCTGCTGTGACAATCCGATGGTTTTTGAAAACTGTCACACTGGGTGCTGTTACGGTACCCTGCGTGTTGTACTTATGTGAATGTGCAGCCCTGTGTCGCGAGCAAAGCGAGCAGGGTTGACAATCTCGGTGCAGGATGTTATAATATAGACATCGCGCACGAACCTACACAATAAAATAGGAGATAGTGTTTCATGCTAAAGATTGGTGACAAGGATACCCGTCAGGTTAAAATCTCGAACAGTAACCCACTACACAATTACTTTCAACGGAAAGTGAATGACGGCATGCACAAAGCAGGGACCGAAATCATGGACCTCTGGGAGCAGGCTGAAGAGTGGAGCCTCGACTTGGAGGAGTTGTTAATGGGTGTTGCCGTCAATGGCAAAAAATTTAACGCCGTGTTTTATGTGAAAATTGAGGAGTTTTTGGCTGTAACCCTCGAGAAATACGGGCGCGGGGCGGTCTACCACAAAAAACTGACCCCTCTTCACAAATACCTGGCAAAAACGGAGGTCGATAAACCCGCTAAAGCAAATATCGCTGACGTCTATGAAAACGCTGGAGGCCCTGTGCTGTCTGAGTATGACGCACTTGCCTTTGTTGAGTCCCGCCGTGACGCCCTCCTGCTGTTGTTGGAGCTGTATGGCAAGGTGGGTCAACAGAGGGCCTCCTACTGGCTGATTACGCGCACCGCATGATGCAACCATTCATCGCTATGTGTGAATTGAACCCCTGGTTTGAGGAGGCAATCATGCGTAACGCTGAACCGACACCGCGCCTCGGTAAGGGCAGTTTCAAAGACAAGGTGTTACGGGGCATCTGGAGGCTACGCGGTGGCAAGACCCGCAACCTGCGGGGTGTGGGACGTCAACTGTGGTTGCTGATGCACGCCGTTTTAGAGGCCGTGGCTTTCTCGGAGCGCATGGATTTTGCTAAAACATGGATTTTGGCGGAAAGCATGTACAGCGAGTGTTTCAAGAATTGGTGGATACCTAACCTGCCTGTTTTCACCGATAACTGCTATGCTGTCAAATACGTCCTGGACTGCCATGAGCATGACGCGCATGTCATCACCAAAAGCCGGGATGGTATGTTACGTATGTCCGATTTCGGGGGTGTCTACACGGCCCCTGAACGGGAGGTCCACCCGCTGGAGGTTAATAAGTATTTCTACATGAGTAAAGATACTTACATCCACCGCCTGGCAGCCCTGGAACTGGTACACGTCGATAAGGAGGTCCCACAATTCAGTGCAAATATGGAATGGTACGAGGAGATTGCTGAAATGAACCCTGACCTGTACGATAAGCTGCACCGTCGCAACCGCATCGACCCCCGTAAAAAATCATACGCTGGTATCAAGGCACTACCGCCTCTCAGATAGTAGGCCCCGGTCGCTGTCGCTCCTGAAAACGGCCCTATACTAACGCTTGATTAACCGTTCAACCCTTTGGAGAATCTAATGTCCAACAACAACAAACTATCGAAACAGGAAATCGCTGAAATCAACGAGAAGATGGCTCGCATGATGCGCACTGGTAAGGGCCGTCCCACTGCCTGGCACTGAGGAGGCAACTGGCAGGGACTGTCCCTGTATCGCCCCTACGTCCAAGAATGGCAGGGCACAACCTATCGTATCTGGAAGCTGATGTCACCGCAGGATTACGGCGATATCCAGTACCTCTCTGAAAGCATGAATGAGGTCGTAGCCAAAATTTGGGGCGAAAACTTCATGGAATTTGCGCAGAGCATGATTACTTGGGGTGCAAATGTGAAGGACGGTTTCATCAACCGTGTCACTGCAGGCCGTCATCTCACCCATGAGCACAAGCACCTCCTGCACCGCCGCGAGGACATCGGATTTGACGGCCTTGCAATGAAGTACCGCCCGCACAACCCAAAGGGCCTCAATGTCACCGACAAAATCTTGTCCTGGTTACCGGAGGCTGAACGCAAAATCCTGGCTCTCTGTATCGGTCGTATCATGAACAATGATGACGGCAGCACATGGCGCACGGTACCCATCATCAACGGTCGCCCCGGCCTCGGTAAGACGATGTTTGTCAGCAAGCTGGGACGTCATCTGGAACGCCTCGGATGCGTTGTTGCACACATTGGAGCACCCATCGACCGTTTCACGTTCAACATCGAGAACGCGGCCGCTGACTTTTGGATTACCGATGACACCTCCCGCTCCGACATTGAGGGCCTGACACGTAACAGCACCTTCAAGTCCCTTGCATCCAACAGTGACACCGTCGTGGAGGACAAGTATGTCCAACCCGTCACTGTGAAGCCCTGTGGTAGCTGGTTCATGCTCGGTAATGCCATCCACCGTAACCACCTGATTGGTGCTGACCCGGGTGTGTTAGACCGTATTGCAATACTGCAATGTAACCCAGAAGACACCCGTAGCACCGACGTAATCGAGAAGGACGCTTGCATGCAACTAGGCATGGATGCTACCGCCCTGTGGGAGGAGCTGCTGGCTGAGTGCAGTGCCTACTACCGTCAAAACGTTGGTAATATGGAAAAGGCTATCAACGACTTGCGTAATCACTGCATTGAACCACCCACCGAGCTGCCCCTGGCTGAACTTGCAGCTATCGGTATCGTGTTGCATCACACCGCAGATAGCGATGGGAACCCGTTTGTTGAATGGAGCCTGGACACAATCCTGGAAAGCATTGCCGTCGGTCAACACTGGCTCCCACAGTCCCTGGTTGACAGCCTGCAGTGCATCCAATGGAAAGCAACGGTACGCTCCATCCGCCGTCGTTCAAACATGGGTGTGGAGCCATCCCCTAAAACCATGACCCAGTACATCCGTACCACCGACGGTCACACCCTGCCCTCTACCATGGCGCCTTACGCTCAATCAGTGTAACCCGCCGCCTTTGCCTCCCGCTTGGCCCGTTCCACCTCTGCCTTTGTCAGTTCATCATCAACATCCCCTATGATGGGTGCCTGCAGTGATGCCTGTTTGATGCAGGATAACGACAGGCGGGCCTCCACCGGGAAGCCGTATAGCCAGTCACTTTCAACCCAGTCATAGGATTGGATAATAAGGCCCTCAATAGTACGAGGCCCCTGACTGAAAGCCAGTACCTTACCTGTAGCAACAAAGCGGTCTACAGTCTCCCTGATAGGTGATATGTTCCTACAGCCCTGACGCACCAAAATATCGGACAGTGTCAGGGCCGTATTAGGCACCCTTACCCGCCTGTGGTAGGTCCTACTGCTACCGAGGGGTGTGATAGGGTTGTACTCTGCCTGACGGTTATATTGGATGGACTGCGGTGCCACTGGTAGCACCAATACTGTGTCACCGTCATCGGTGAATACGGCTGGTTGGAACCCGGTCGTCTTGAGATTTTCCGGAATGTTTATTGCACGCATAGGATTGATATGTTAACGTTGAAACAACGGGTTATGCAGGCCCTTGGTCATCCTGCATCAGCCTTTGAACTGTGGCCTGACTTCACGACTGACATCAGCACGGAGTTGGAGGCCCTACTGACCCAGCTACAGGACATTGATGATGCTATGGCGGCCCTTGTATCGGACAGTAATGTTGTCCAACTGGATACCATCAAACTGGATGTCAGCAAGGGCCTCAAAAGCCTGAGACGTCAGGGTAGCCTCAAACTGAAGTACATAGCGGCTATAACTGGCTATCCTTTAGCCTATGACAGGTATGTACCACCCACGCGGTTATCACTGCGTAACAGTCGCTAGCGCTCCTGACACACGGCCCTAGTAACCAGGGTGTCGCGAGCGCAGCGAGCACAGCGACCGCACACACAACTTTTTGGAGATTATGTAATGGCTAGACTATCATTCACCCAGCAATTGAAAGTGGGTAAACAACTGGAGGAATACCTGCTGGAGATACTGGGTGCTGAACCCGTTGATATGGAACAGCAACGCCGGGGTATCGATATGGTCTGTAGCAACGGTGTTACAGTCGAGGCAAAGCTGGACGTCCGAGGTGCCAAAAGTGGTAACTTCTTTGCTGAATTACAGACTGGTAACAAGCCGGGGTGCATGTTTACGTCCACTGCTGACATCATCGTTATCTGCATCGGTAGCCCCGGCAACTATCCGATGTTTTTGACGAACAGTTCCCGGTTTTCGGCGGCAATGATTACATTCAACCAGAAAAAGCTGAAAACCGTGACATGCCGTAATCCTGGAGGCTACAGCTCCAAGGGGATGTTGGTACCTTTCCGGTTATTGAAAGAATTCTGTGTTATAGTGGAATCGGAGTCTCAATTTATCGAGTATGTCTCTGATTACAGTTTACGATTTAGAAAGGCGTCATAGCCCTCCACAGCCATCTCAGGGGGTCAAACAGGCCCTCGAGATGCACGGTCTCTCATTAGAGTACCGATACACCGACAAACTACCCATTGAGGGCGTTTCCATCGATGACCTGCATACAGGGGCGGTGGACACCTTCAATGGGTTGCTTTTTGATGTGAAGGTCCCACAAAACATTGGTTATGTAGCAACGCTGGAGAGGGGCCTCTGGTACTATCAACCACATGGTAGTAGTGAATGGGTGGCAGTAGCACCGCCCTGCAATGAGTATTTAGTCCTAGATACTGAGACATACGGCCTTGCACAATCACGGCCCGCAATCGCCGTTGCAGCCTGCAGCCGTGGTACCTACGCATACGTGCACACGCCGCACCATAACCCACACTCGCTGGAGAGCCGGATACCACTGGGTGATGGCAATGTTGTTGCAGGGTGGAACGTGTCGTTTGACCGGGCACAGATGAGAAGCACTTTCCGCTACCATGACGACAACCTGTGGCTTGATTACATGTCTATCATTGTGGCAATGCACGGTCACAGCAATCAGCAGGCAGGCTTAGTGCGCAAAATTCAGTCAGGAAAGTGCGAGTATGTGCCTGAATGGTACGAGCATGTCTGCGGCCGTTCCCTAAAGGCTGCTGCTCAATATTTTGGCCTCTCAGTGGACAAAAGCCAGCGTGACATCATCGTCGATGAAGGGTACGCGGCGTTCAAAGGCAACCTGTTGCACGATAGCATTCAATACTGCTTTGATGACGTGCTGTTGACTGCAAAGGTGGGACGCCTGATGATTGCAGCGGCCTTACGGTGGTACCATCCAGTTTCGTTGCGCGCCCTGATGTTACGTAACACCCAGATTATGCCGTTGTCAGAGGCGTGGGTGGATTACCTGGACCGTAATGAACCAGAGAGTGAAGCCATTTTGGAACGGGTGTCACAGTTCATCCTCGACAGGGCTGATGCACTGCTGGAAAGCGGTCCCACTACGGAGCAGCACGAGGAGTTGGACTGGACCCTGTTGAAGGCGGGCAAAAACAAGGGCCTCCCACGATGGTATGTTGACATACGCAAGAACCCCTCTTTAGGCGTCCGTGTTGTGCCCTACATCATCGGCCTGCATTACCGGGGTGCACCGATGTTCCTGGATGACAACAAAAAGTGGGTCGCAGGCGGCAAGCATGTGCCACACCCTGAAACCGGGCTACCGATATCAAATGCGTTCGTCAAAGGCAGTCGGTACGAGGGTGACGGGCTATCTGACCTGTTGACTGACGTGGAAAGCCTTACCAACTGGAAGTCGATGCGTAAACAGATTGCTGAAACCACCTATGTGCGCGGTGAAGACGGCACTGTGTGGCATTGCCCCCGTGTTGTTGCTTGGGGTACCATCAGCCGCCGTGAAGCCTCCAGTATCTGGATGCAGGTGCCTAACCCTAAAGAGCACCGCCTGGGTACCGAGGCACGCATGTTAATCCAGGCCCCTAAGGGTTACACACTGGTAACGTTTGACGTGGACAGTGAAGAGGCTATGATTGCGGCGATTATGGGTGATGCACACGCCCCTAGTGATTACCGCATGGACATCAAGGAGCCACTGCCTGGAGCCACCCCGTTCTCGTTGTCAGCGCTTGCAGGCGACAAGGGTGAAGGCACAGACATCCACTCACTGGCTGCTAAAAAGCCCGGCATCGCCCGTGCAAGTGCAAAGGGCTTAGTGTACGGCGGCCTGTATGGACAGGGCGTTAAGGGGGCATCTGACAGCCTCTACAAAGCAGGTGTGGCTCCAGAGGACTGTGACCGTATTGCACAGGAGTTTACCGCCGGGTTTAAGGGTGTCAAACGCGGTAATGCATACCACGGCGGGCTGGCATCATACACGTTTACGGCCCTGGATAACCGGGGTGACTGGAACGCTAAAACACTAGCATTCAACCATCCATTACCCCGCAGTTTACAGGGGCACGAGGAGTTTGCCACAACCCGGAAAAACTGGGTCATCCAATCCACTGGCTCCGACATCCTGGACATCATAACCACCGTCTTTGACAATCTAGCCACAAGTGAAGGTATCCGATATCGCTTCGTGATGTTCCATCATGACTGCGTTAGTGTGATGGTAGAGGACGATGCAGCCCTGACTGAACGTGTTGCAGTGTTGTTACAACGCGCACACGCAACCGCATGGCTCCACATCTACCAAAAACTGGGTTTCAAGGTGGTACCTACCAAGGTGTTGATTGCATCATCAACAGAGGTGGGTCCACAATACAAACATGGAAAAACTCCAAAATATTCCGTGAATCTTCCGGTTAAGGAGTTGTACCCCTCGGATATTAGCAGTAGTTACTGGAATAACAAACAATGAAACACAACATCATCACCGACTTCATCCTCGCTGCCACAACAGCCACCGCCCTTTTCGTGACTGGTAGTGTCGCAGACAACCACTTCTCATCCGACAACAGTGCCACTAATCTGGGTATCACACACGAGGCCACACTAAACCGGGGCGAGGATACCGAGGCATGCCGCCTCCTGGGACTTGGATGCCCTGATACCGCATCCACCAATACCGACGCCCCTGACACCGTTGACAGCCATCACCGTGGCAGCAGCAGACGTCTCGATGATGAGTTACTCAGGCTGTCGTCATTAGGGCCTACGATGATGCCTATGTGACCGCCGTAGGTAGGATAGATACGCACCCCTACCGCAATGGCACCGGGTGTTGTCGGTACATTCCTCCAACCCTCCTCTTTAAGGGCCTTTTCGACTGATAGGACCGATAGGGTGTTGTCACCAAAAGTCCGTCCAAAAACAGGTTTCATGACGAACTCATTGACCGCCCATGCACAGGATAGCCGTCCGTTACGGGTGGCAGGCGGGCTGGGTGGGTTACCGCTCTTCTTACCTGTGTTTGATATGGCTGCATCAACCATCTGCTGCAGTATAGGGGCATTAGGGTTTAGGGGCCTGCTACCGCCTGATGTGACGGCCCCCTGTACCTGCGGCGGGGGTGGCACCTTGACGTCAGCCTCCTGTGGCTTGTAGACGGTCAGTTCCATCAGGCCGTCACCCTGCCGCTTGATACCGTCGACAATGTAATCGCCTGTGGGACGTAGGTGTTCAGATTGCACGTAATCACCTACCCTGATAGGTGAGTCAGGCACTGTTAAGGTAGCCTTATGCCCCTTAACGAGACCGTCTTTGATGATAGTCAGGGACGTAACGGGGCTGTCGGACTGGTTGACGTTCAAAACATCCCTGAGTACCACACGACGCCTGTCCTCGTCCTTCACGTAGATAAGTGATGCCCCGTTGTCTTCACTGACCGTTTCACCGTCTTGTGGCTCGACTGTCAAGGGGCTACCAACCAGCTCGGACGCCTTACGGTAACCAACCGCCTCAATCCTGATTGTACCGCTGCCACTGACGTGCATAGCCCGCTATCTTGGAGGCCCTATCGGTGCCGTTGATGATACGTCTGGCACCCACAAAATCGACACGACCGGGTCCAATGTAGTCGGATAGGCTTTTGCCCGTGAAGACACCTGTACGGCTACCATGGACCAATACGAAGCAGCTTAGACCATAGTCTTTAACCATCAGGGTGTAGTCGGTAAGCAGGGGTTGCCCTGTCAAGTCCTGATAGCGTTTGTAGTTAAACCTCCACGTCAACTGGACTAGGCCCCTACCCCGGTATGGGTCGTATCTGAAGGGGCCTCCAAATTCCGTAATCGGTATGAAGAAGCCGTTTTTGCCGTTCACCTTACCCAGGTTGCTGCACTCATGTTGTGCCGTAGCCAGGACATAGGCTATCTGGTTCCTGTCCGTGACACCCTGTCTCAAGCACTCCCGTATGATGCATTGGATGCGTACCCGTTCACTGGCAGGTACCGGGAACGATGGGACCCCTCGAGACGTGAACCGCACCGGGGGCATACCATCCACACCCTGTAGCGACACCTGGCTGTTGACAGAGCTGCCCTGGGTAGGCGGTGTCGGTTGCGGCGGTGTAGGCACAATGATGCCCTTAGTCGTCTTTGCCAGGGACAGTAGGGCCGTCAGCAGGCCGTCGCTGTATGGCACCTCAAATGAGTATTTATTACTACCTCCATCAGCCGAAAGTGTCACATCGTAACCTACCACATTATCGATGCGGATAGGTCCCACAATCACTTGCATGCTAGCCTCCATTTTGACTTACAAATCGCTGAAACCCTTATTATCTCGTTCATTTTTTATAAAAAATTTCTGTAAAGTGTGCAGTAGGGCGGTGGGACCCTCTTTTTTATTATCTAGTAATAAATAAATACTAGCGTGCACCTTGTTCACACTTTTGGAAAATTTTTGATAAAAAATGAACGAGACAATAGGGGTTTCAGCCGTTTTACCGCGAGTTACCCACTATTGGTTGACGTTTCCACCTGACCGTGATATATTGAGACAGTACAGTAATATCGACGGACAAAGGTACCACAACATTATGCGTACAACAACCACTGAACGCTTCACAACAGCCCTTAGCACCCTCCTCCACGCTGATTTTGGGGCTATGACATACCCGCAGTTAAAGAAGGCTGCAAAGGGCCTTATCATGAAGCCACATAAATTGTCACACGGGGAGCTGTTGGAGGAGCTGTCCCAGTTACGGGAGGTGTCACAGCAGATTATTGAGGGTCCCACAACCGAGCGCCTGCCCCTCCGTCTATGGGACTACCAGAATGAGATGCCCCGCCTAGCCACTGTAATGACGCAAGAGGAACGCCGAAAGATGAACCGTAAAAACGCCCTTAAACGCCTCAAAAAAGTGTTCAGCGAGGAAGAGTTCAAAAAGATGTCCCGTAGCTCCCTGAACCGCCGTATGGGTGCCTCTCTGAACGTGTATCGCAACGAGAGTGCCAGTGTATGGTTCAACCTGACCGATACCACTATCCACTTGCTTCAGGTTGAAGGCACCTTGGAAGGCTGTGAAGAGGGCGACATCGATACCGACAGCGTGGACATCCTGTCCTTTGACTGGAAGAACCTCCCTGACCTGAAAAAGATTGTCACCCAGGTCCTTGACTCCCGCTCCGACGATGAAGAAGGCCCTGATGATGACGGCCCTGATGAAGGCCCTGATGATGACGGCCCTGATAACCATCAGCAGCCTGACGATAATCAACAGCCTGATAACAGTCAACACGATGACAGCATTGATGAGAATGATAATACTGGCACTGATATTGTCCCTGATGATGACAGTGCTTGTGATGAAGCCCCTGGTAATGATGACCCTGACGACAGTGCCCCTGACATTGACGATAGCCCTGATGAGCCAGTAGATGATAGCCAGGGTGACGCGGAAGAAACGGGCAAGCAGCGGTTCTTTGAAGGGGGTGAGGAACATAACTCGGACAAGCACGCAGAGCTGCTTAACGACATTTTTACCCGGGTACAGCAGCAATTGGACCTCCAACCAGCCAACATGTCATGGTCTGAAGAGGTGGCATACGAGGCACACAAGATGCTCAAAGAGGCCCCGTTCGAGGTACCTGGGTTGTGTCTGAACCATGAGTTTCAACTGCAGTTCACAATTGAACGGCGCCCCTACTACTACACGATAGACGAGGACAGTTGTTCAGCCACCTTCCAGTGCATGTTTGAGGAGCGGGATGACGCGAAAATCCCGGTGTATTTCGAGAGCGACAATGTCATCAGCGCTGCAATGTCATTACGGTTCGACGTTGAACGGGCCTTGGACATCGACGTCCCTAAAGACCGATTTGTGGGACTACCCACTGCACAGGAGATTGACGGTCGCTCCGCTCCCGAAAACGGCCCTACCAACCAAGGTGTCGCGAGCGTAGCGAGCGCTAGCAGTGTGTATGAAGCGTATTTCCGCACCCTCCAGGACCTGGGTGACCCTGCTTTCAGTGCAGCGGGTGAACAGGGTGGCACCTTTGTTATGACCATTAACGGCAAGGCATGCACCCTCGGTATCTCTCCCACCCATACCATGCGCGGTAACTTTGAAGGCAGCCAGGAAGTGGGTGGCAAATACACCTACACCGCGATGTGTGACCGTTCACGGCAACGCATCAAGACCGATGAACCAAAAGACACCTTGGTCATTATGGACCTGCTAGTGCGCACGATAGGCCCCGCTGATGCCCTGTATGATGTGTACGATGACATCAATCTGACCAAGTGCATCACCGAGGACACCGTTGCCTACTTCGTCATCCAGCCTGATGATACCTTTGCTATCCACGTCATCAAAGACGGCAACAAGGACGATTACGCGGTCCTGACATTGGATGAGAACGGTACTGTGCAACCACCTATCGCCTCCATCCGCTAGGGTCGCTACGCTCCCGAAACCCTGGCTATAGAAAAGGCCCTTACCGATGTGGTAGGGGCCTATTTTTTATGACCGTGTGTCAGGAGCGACAGCGACTAGTGACCCTAGCCCGCATAGTCAGGGTCCTCTCCGACACGGATGATTGCCTCGTTGAACTCACCCTCTAGGTAGCCCTCTAGGATGTCCAGCTCCTCGTCACCGTAGGGCAGTTGCATGTAAGTGTGCAGGGCGTTAGTGATGTCCGAAAGCTCCTCAATCTCAGTGATTGTGTCAAGGGCGTCCCCGTCCTGGTTTGTCCAATACTCCCAGAAAATCACCGAGATAGCGTCCTCCACAGGCAATACCTCCAATGTCAACACGTCCTCTTCACCGATGACGACGGCATCCAGGGTGTCAATCAAGGGGTCATCAAAGTATTTAAGATACTTATCGTTGTGGGACAGGCGATAAATATCAACAATGTTGTCCAGCCCTGCCAGTTCGACTACGGACGGCAGTGTCAGGTAGAACTCCCCGGTGCTTGTGTCAATCACGAACCGTACCAGCACACCTGCAATACGGTCCTCTCCAGTGAAACACCTACTCATATCAGTCCTCCAATATTGTCATCATGTTGAGTGTACCTATTTGATTGATGTGGGTGACACAACCATCTCCGTCATCGACACCCCGCTACCATCCAGGTCAATGTCACCCAGTGTGACAGATTGGACGATGCACCCTACCAGTCGGACGGTGGCACCCACAGGCTCGTTACCGCACGCAGAGACGGGTGTAAGGGCGATGTCAAAGGCCGCCTCTGCAGGGTCACGACAGTCGTCGATAACCCACGACATAAGCACTGCATCGATGTCAGGGTCAGCAGGCTTTTTCATGGACACATCACCATACTCCACCTTGCCCGGGACTGGTACCTTTTCCCGGCTGAACCCATCTGCAATCTTCTCCATATTCCGGGTGGCCTGTAACCCAGACACACTGGTAAAATACAGTTGACCCTCATGCCCTGAAACTGTCACTAACCACTGTGCCTGTGGCTGGATTTTAGGCTTACGCATACGTCATTTTAGGGGCACCTCGTTTATTGGACGGGCACCAACTATCGTGTTACAAAAGTTGCAGCGCATAGAAGCACGTCTAAACAGGCTCTATACGCCGCTATGATGCACTGTTACTGACCGGGTACCTGTAGTGTCGGTCTGATGATAATCTTTTCAACAGAGGACGCAGGCTGTGTCACAATATCCATGAACAGGATGCCGTTCGCTAAATCTGTCACATTGTTGTTGGAACTGTCACAGGTCACCTCGTAGGCGTCACGGGGTGTGTTACCTACCAAGGCCCCTAGGTTGTAGAGGCGCCGCATAACCTGATTTGCCATGTTGGACGCAATCAGGTACAGCATGCCCTGGTTGTCAGCCCGTCCGAAAAGGATACGCTCTGCCTCTACTGTCAACGTGTTACGAATAACGCTGATGATAATAGCAGAGTTGATAAAGGGCCGCCCGGTACCCAGTGTACGGGCACCCATAACCGCGATAGCCCCTGCACGACTACGGGTAATCAGATTGACCCCTAGGGCCGTCAGGTGCTCCCAGTCAGTATCGGACACCGACAATGGCTGTGTGACACCCCGTAACGGATAGGCGGTACCTGCAGGGCTTTGTGCAATACCGTCCTGTTGCCACACAGACAGGGCAAGGGCCGCTACAGCAGAGGACGGAGGTACCAGTGTACTGTCTTGGTCCACCCACGGGAAATACAGGGCCGTGTTCTCCATAGGGGATATGTTACTAGCAAAGCCCCTGATGCCAGAGGTACTGTCAGCACCCACTACATCCTTTACGTCGTCTGGAGGGTCGATGATAGCAAAGAGTCCCGTGCGTTGCGCTGCCGTATCAACATACCCGGTCAAAATCTCATAATCGATGTCAGTTGATGCAGTGGCATACGCCCGTGGCAAACACAGGATGCCACTCACATTGCCGGGTAGCGACTGTAAGGCTGTCTGCCAGTCATCATGCCGGGTAGAGGCGTTACCTACCGTCTCTTCAACATTAACAAACAGCAGCGTGTTCCAGTGCTGGAAGAACAGTGCCACATCGTCCCGTGATGGACTATCGGACCCAAAGGCAGCATCAAACTCATCCAAGCTGTTGATACGTATTGCAGTATTGAAATTAGTAATGTCAGTACCACTTGTTCCCGGCAATCCTAGCATGTACACCTCGTTAGGGACTACCAGTGTTACGGGTTGGTTATTTGCCGTCTGCGTGACGTACACACCCGGTCTGTTAGGGACATTAAAGCTTGTCATAGCGAGGGCCTTGCCTCCATAATATTTACAACAAATTCAGTCTGGCTATCGTCCTGACTGTCCTGCAACGTAGCTATAGCACGTATTGCAGCGATAGCAGTGGCAGGGTCCTGTCTGATGGCAGGCTCAATAGTGCCAGTCTTTTGGATGACTACTTCGTTAACGTAACCCTCGATACAAAGTCGAGCGATGTCCCGTAGCGCGTGTAGCCGTCCCTCGTGGGTAAGCAAGTCATTACCCACTATGGCTTTAACCCTCTTGGTGTCGTATTTACCCATAGGGCCTCCAGCTATTGTCTGTCTGCTGCTTCAACACTACACGGGTAGCCAGCACCCCTTTATCGATGTGGATGGGTACCCACTCCTTACCGTCGACGTAAAACCGACATAACCCACCGTCATCCAACGATGCATTGAGCGTCGATGATACCTCCACTTCAACCATAGTCTCATCCACCTGTATCCCTGATGAAGCCAGGGTTACAAGCTTACTTTTGGAGGGTGGACCCACTGATACGATACCCGTTTCAATCTCAGTCTCTGGGACCCCTGGAGAGGCCCCTACCACAATTTTGATTGAGGGCCGTATGTAGGGCATACCCAGCCTGTCTGGTACAGTTTGTAACCTGTCACGTAACTGTCTCATCCTGTCAACTAAAGACATAGCACTCCTATCTACTACAATACTTGCATGCTAGCATGCTACCTTATCTACCCCTTCCTCCGTAAATCGGTACACCGTTCTTAGTAATTGGACGTCTAATGGGTCGTATAGGCTCTCCACGGCGTCCTAGCTTACGTACCCTGTCTAGTGCCTCGCGTACCCTTTTACCCGTCGTCTTGCCTCCAGCAGCGGTCACTATATGGTCACCTGCACGGCGGGTAAACTCCTTAGTGATTTCCCTGACACTCCTGTCAACAAAGCGCCGGGGCGTTATCTTACGGGTGCCTTGGTCCACAAACCCCGCGTAGTAGGCACTATTACGGATTACAATAGTGCGTTCCCCTGTGTTTACCTTCCAACTACTGCGCAGTTTCCCGGTCTTCACAGGGCTGTGTTTTTGCAGGATGGGTACCGCATAGTCAGGCACCTCCGACATAGCCCTTTTGATGGCTGCTGGTACAGTCCTACCGTTCCATAACGTCCCAGTAAAGTGTACACTAGCGTCCCATGCATTCCGTTTCCTACTCATAGCCATTCATGTAGTTTCAGCGGTTATCATGTATGGCTAAAACCGTATTTACGCCCGGTACACCCATCACCTCCAGCTTCCTTAATGCCGTCAACAACCCGGTGTTTGACGGTGCTGATGTCGATGGACACCGGGGTCAGATTACAGATGCAGAGCTGGATGACGGCGGCATTAAAGCTGATGTACACGCTATCACGGACAGTTTTAAGGTCACAGCTAACACAGGCACTGTAGTGGACGTTGCAGCAGGCAACTACCAGGACGAGACTGGGACCCTAATTGTGTTTCCAGGAGACAGTGTGACACTTCCCACAGACGGTACATTTTACATCGTCATTGCCCCGGGTAACAACCTGACATATACCGAGGACCTGCCACCTGTCTGTCTAGCCCTAGCACGGGTCACTACATCAGGCGGTGCCATTGCCCCTCCTATCAACGATTTACGGCCCTGGTTCTCGGTGGTACCACGCCCCGTTAACGTCCAGGTTATCGGTGGCTACGGGCAGGAGAAGAGCTTGCGTGTGTCAGCATCAGGACCGGGTGGCTGGAACCCCTCAAACACCGAGTATACGGTCATCGGTGATAATGTGTCACCCTACCAACTGGATGGCTCCTTTGACTACGATGACTTCATTGTGGAAAGCGGTGCAGAGGTGTTCACTAACGGGGCCTACATCCGTGCATCAGGGGACGTCACAATCAGCGGCACAGTGACGGTTACAGCCACTGTCAATCCCGGTGCAGGGTTCGATGGTAGCGTGCTAGCACCCTCTGACATCCAGAGCAATAACGGTCAGGGCCTTGGTGGCAGCGGCGGTCACAGTGCCGCACCTGAATCGTACAGCTACACCGCGTCACGCCTTGGTAGCGGCGGTGGCTCCTCCTACCTCAAGATGCGGTTAACAGCAGGGGCCACCTTCAGTGACATCAGCGATGACACCCAGATGAACGTCGGACGGGGCGGTAAAGGCGGTGGCTACTTCGTGATTGAGGCGGCTGGTAAGGTTGACGTATCAGGTACCATCGAGGCACGGGGCGGTGACGCTGTAGACACAACATATGCATCAGGGCTACCCAGTAACCAGTTCATCCTGGCATCAGGTGCTGGAGGTGGCAGTGGAGGTCTTATCCACCTGATGAGTACCACCGAGATTACACTGACGTCCACCTCCACCCTAGACGTGCGGGGCGGTGACGGCGGTAAAGGCTACGTCTCCAGCAATGTGTCGTCCGCTTACCTGGCACGAGGCGGCGGCGGTGGAGGCGGTGGATACGTTGTCCTCAATGCCCCTAGTATCGTCGATAACTCCGTCAACATCATCCTAGCGGGTGGCTCTGCAGGCAGTGATGTAGGCACGGGTAGCAACAGCCTATCAGGTTGCCCCGGGGCTGCTTACGGCGGCAATGGAGGTGCATCCCATAGCCCGGGCGATAACGGCCAAAAGGTCACTATGACTTTCAACCCATAAGCGAGGCAACCATATGGCGAGTAACAATGTAAACGTAGCCCTTAACGCTGTCGACAATGTAACCCCGGCATTGGAGGGCATCACAGCCCGTGGTACCATCATGGGTAACGTGATTACCGGGGGCCTACAGCAAATAGGTGCTCTGGCTGGTAACGTATTCAACGGCATGCGTAACCAGTATCAAAACGCTGCAGACACCCAGATGTCGTTCATCGGTACCGCAGGCTCCCTGATGGGTGTATTGAACCAGAGCTATGACGAGGCCCTGGATACCACCATGCGCCTGAACGAACAGTTTGTCGAGCTAGGGGCACAGCTACCGGGCACTGCAGAGGACTTCTCATTCATCGGTCAAAGCATCTCAGACGACCTGTTTAACGCCTTTAGGGATGCCAGTGGAGCCATTGACATGACGGCTGCTGAAGACACCCTGATGAACCTGACTGAGAAGTGGGGCCTCTTTGCACAACAGACGCAGACGACAAGCGCACAGGCGTCACAAAACCTGGTACGTCTGATGTCAGGTGATGTCAACGTGTTGCGTATGGTCCAGTTTGACAAGTCCCCTGCCTTCAAGAACGCCCTGGAACGGGTACTGGCAGCAGACCAAAAGACACGCGATGACTGGGAGGACGCTACCACAAGACAGCGTGCTGAGTGGATTGAACAGGCTGTCAGCATGACCATACCGCCTGAAGCAGTGGAGGCTATGAGTGGTACCATCAGCGGTACCATCAACCAGTGGAGAAGCAGCCTCTTTGATGCCACTAGCGGTGTCTTCGGCTTCCTTAGGGAGATTGAGGGTCGGAGCACTATCATGGAGGCCCTGGAAGGTATCGTGCAGTCCACAAACGACATGGTAGGTGTCATTGTGCAGCTTTGGCCCTTCAAAGGCGATGTGCTGGCACCGTTGTATGATGCCCTACGGTGGATACAGAGCCAGATTGACAGCGCAGTCAACATACTGAACCCCGGTGATGTGGTATCAGGCCTGGAGGAAGGCTCCAAGCAGCTATCAGAGGCTATCGGACAGTCGTTACGTAGGGCGGCTATGCGTGCCACTATCGGAATACGGGACATCAGTAGGGTGCTGTCGGACATCGACTTTACCACCGTGTTTTCAGGCATTGTGAACCGTGTCACACAGGGCATGGAGAACCTGGGTATCGACATGGGTCAAGTTAACCTAGGTAGTGTCACCCAGGCCCTAGCTGGCTACATGAATGACTTCCAGACACTGAGTCACTCAGTAGGGTCCAGTATTATCAACGGCCTGCTAGCACTGTTCAACCACCTGGTTAATGCAGTTGCAAACATGCAATTTGATACGTCCATCATATCAGGGGCCAATTTTGGGGCGATGATAGGTAGGGTTGTGGGACGCAACATCTCATGGCTGCTGGCACGCACTATCGACCTGATATCAAACATCGATTACGGGGCTGTCAGACGCGCTACATTCAACATTTTGATGGGTGTAGGAGGGGCCTTTATTGGACTGGTAGCGGGGCTATCACAGGGTTTTGTGTCAGGGCTACCAGATGTCCTATCATCAATCGTGGGTAGCATAGGCTCCGTCAAGACGATGGTAGACGGTGTCATGAGTGGCTTCTTCAATGGGATGGTAGCTGCCGTGACATGGATTGACGGTATAGCGCGTCCAATAGAGCTTTGGGCCGCCCGTGCAGACGCCTCCATAGCTGAGTTTGCAGCGTCAGCAGATGCAGCCATATCAGGTGCCGTAGTAGCAACCGTTGAAGGTGTAGCGGCATTTGCATCAGGCTTAACAGACATACCTAAAGCCTTAGTGGCAGCCATTAAAAGTGCAGCAGACCAAGTAAAGTCAGCTATGAACGGCCTTGCAGCACCCATCCTAGCCGCTGTCAAGGGCATATTTTCAGGTGTCACAACTGCCATCCGTAACGTGGGTAACCGTGTCACCTCGTTGATACC